GCCGCAGGCCAGCGCACCGCGAACGGGGCCGCGACCCTTGCCGCCGTCTCCGGGCTCACGGCCGCCGGGCAGCGCACGACGAACGGCACAGCGACCCTCGCGGCGTCCTCGGGCCTCACGTCGTCCGCTCAGAACGAGGCACGCGGCGCGGCGACCCTCGCGGCCACCTCCGGGCTGACGGCCACCGGCTCGCGCGCGGTCGACGGGGCGGCGACCCTGCCGGCCGTCTCGTCCCTGACCGCGGCCGGCGAGGCGAGCGTCACGGGCGCAGCCACGCTCGCCGGCACGACCACGCTGGTGGCCACGGGCCAGCGCACCGCCAACGGCGCGGCGACCCTCCCGGCGACCTCGGGGCTCACCGCCGCCGGGCGCAACGAGGCGCACGCGGCGGCGACCCTGCCCGCCACGTCGACGCTCACCGCGAGCGGCCAGCGGACGGTCAACGGCACGGTGACGCTCGGCGCGGCCTCGACGCTGACGGCCGCCGGCAACGCGAACCCGACGGGCTCCGCGACTCTTGCGGCCGCGACGACCCTCTACTGCGAGGGCGACGTTCAGGGGCAGCTGACCGGCTCCGCGACCCTGCCCGCCGTCTCGGGCCTCACCGCCAGCGCGCAGGTGGAGGTGCGCGCGGCGAGCACGCTCTCGTCCAGCACCACCCTCACGGCCGCGGGCCAGAACACGGCCTTCGGCGCGTGCGCGCTTCCCGCCTCCTCCTCCCTCGCTGCTGCTGGCGTTCGGGTGGTTTCCTCGGGCGCGACGCTGGCGGCGGCGAGTACCCTGTCGGCCGACGCCTCCGCGATCCAGACCGGGGCGGCGACCCTCGCGAGCACGAGCGCGCTCACCGCCACGGGCACGGCGAACCCGGTCGGCGCAGCCGCGCTCGCGTCGACCTCAACCCTCACGGCGAGCGGGCAGCGGACGGCCGTCGCCTCGGCGGCGCTGCCCGCGACCTCGGGTCTCGCCGTCGCCGGCACGACGTACCCGACCGGCACCGCCGTCCTCGCCGCCGTCTCGGGGATGGATGCGGTCGCGGAGGGCGGCGCGACCGGCACGGTGGTGCTCGGGGCAACGAGCGCGCTCGCGGCGAGCGGGCAGCACGATGCGCTCGGCTCCGCGACCCTGCCGGCGGGCTCGACGCTCGTCACGGCCGGCACCGCTCTGCCGACGGGGACCGCGGTCCTCGGCGTGGCGAGCGGCCTCACCGCAATCGGGCAGCGCACCGCCTTCGGCGCGGCCTCGATGGCGGCCGTCTCGGACGTGGTCGCCGTCGCGGAAGGCGAGCAGGTCGGAGCGGCCACGCTCGGCGCGTCGAGCGTTCTCTCCGCGAGCGCAACGAAGGACGTCTTCGGCTCGGTCTCGCTTGCCTCCTCCTCGGGCCTAGCGGCGAGCGGGCGAGCCGAGACGTTTGGTGGCTGTGCCGCAGGGGCGGCCTCCAGCCTGACGGCGGCGGGCCATATCGACATCATCGCGTCGGCCACGCTCGCGAGCGCGTCGGACCTGACTGGAAGCTCGGAGGGCGAGCTAACAGCCTCCGCGCTGCTCGGGTCCAGCAGCGGGCTCTCGGCGACGGGAGCGCGCGACGCCGTCGGCGCAGCGACGCTCGGTGTGGCATCTGGCTTCGCGGCCTCCGCGACGAACGAGGCGCTCGGCGCAGCGGCGCTCGACGCCGCGTCCTCGCTCGCGGCCACGATCACCGGGATCTACGACGCCGGTGCCGACATCCCGGCCATATCCGGCCTCGTGGCAGCGGGCGTGGTCGGGACCGAGGAGCTTGCCCAAGAACTCGTCGCCGTCACGGCGCACTTCGCCACCGACCGCGGGATCGTTTCGCACCACGCGCCCGCCGTCTCGGTGGTCGCGCACTTCCACCTCGACGTGGACTGGAGGATCTGATGCTCGGCGGCGCGATGGACTACTCCTTCGTGGCGGGGGACACGAACACCGTCCTCACCGTCACCTGTCGCCATGCGGACACCGACGCCGTGATGGATCTCTCCGGGGCCACCGTGACGCTGCGCTGGCGCATCGACGGCGGGACGCTCGTCACGAAGACGATGACGATCACCGACGCGCCCAACGGCGTCTGCACCTACACCTTCGACGCGGCCGACCTCGTCGCTGGCATCATGCAGGCCGAGGTGCGCGTGACGCTCGCCGGGAAGTTCACGACGAGCGTCGAGCCCTTCTTCTTCACGGTGAGGCCGACGACATGAACACGATTCCGCATTGGATCGCGCCGGGCAAGGGCGGCCCGCCCGACGCTCGAACGATCGAGCATGCTCTCGCGACGCTGCGCGCCGCGCTGCCGCCCTCGCTGCTCGTCCTGCTCGCGCTTCACCTCGATGCGATGAAGGCCGAGCAGGCGTTCGGTCACGTCGCCGTCGAATTCCACATGCACCGCGGGGACGTGCGCTCCGCTGCGTTCCAGCGCCGCACGACGTGGCAGGCGTCGGAGTCGAAGCCTTGACACCTCCGTAGGAGCGCCCACAGAATCCCGTTCGGCCAAGAAGGTCCGACAGACCCCGGCCACCGCAAGGTGGGCCGGGGTTTTCTTTTGGAGGCAGCCGATGTCGCTGGAGTTCCTGAGCGCCGCGATCACGACGGGAGCCGAGGGAACCTTCCGTGCGGTCGCGAGCGCGCGCGACTCCATTGCGAACGGCGAGCGCGGGCCGACGCGCTTCGCCGAGAACGCCTTCCGCGAGTCGCTGGAGCGCAGCGCGCGCTACCCGCTGCTCTGGCAGCACAAGGACGACGCGCCCGTCGGCGTCGCGCACCTCTCGATGGACAGCGCCGAGGGGCTCGTCCTCGACGGGCAGTTGGCCCTCGAAGTCCAGCGCGGGCGCGAGGCGCGCGAGTTGCTGAAGATGGGCGCGCTCGACGGCGTGTCGATCGGCTTCACCGCCGAGAAGGCGCGCATGGAGACGCACGGCGGGAAGTCGGTGCGCGTCGTCGAGAAGGCGAAGCTGATGGAGGTCTCGCTCGTCACCTTCCCGGCCGACCCGAACGCGCGCGTGCTGACGGTGCACCGCGAGGGCGACCCCGACGAGCAGCTCGCCGACTGGATGGCTGAGGTCGAGGCGACGCTGCTCAACGGCGACATCGAGGCGCACGCCGGCCGCGTCTTCTCCGAGGGCAACCTGACGAAGCTGCGCGCGGCGCTCGGCACGCTCGTCGACCTCGTCGAGAAGGTCGATCCGGGGCACATCGCCGCGCTCGGCCGGCGCGCTGCGAAGACGCTGAAGAAGTCGATCATCCTCATGCCCGGGAAGGCGAAGAAGGCGACGGCCTCCGCGGCGGTGCGCGCCGACCGGATGCGCCGCGCCGAGATGCACGCGGCCGGCATCGACGTGCCCCTGCTGCGGCTGGAGCCTTATCCGGCCTACGTCGCCGAGGGCGTGAACCCGGACGACGCCCTGCTCAACGCCATCAGCGGTGCGTGCTCGTACCCGAAGGACGCGCGGCGGATGCTGACGGTCGAGTCGGTCAAGCAGTACCTCGTTGCCATCGGCGAAGCCGAGGAGGCCGACGACGACGACGAGATGCGCGCGCCCGAGGACGGGCGCGAGCCGGCGAACGCGCCCGAGGACGGGAGCGCCACGAAGAACGAAGGCGCGGCCTGAAGGCCGCTTGAACGAGAGGAGAAGCGAGATGTCCCTTCAGGTCCAGCAGAAGGAAGCGCGTGAGCGACTCGGCAAGGCGCAGACCGACGCGCGCGAGATCGGCGTCAAGCTGACCGACGCCGAACTCAAGGGCGAGGCCAACGCGGCCGAACTCAAGGAGCAGTTCGACAAGGCGATGAAGGACGTGGAGGTCTTCGCCGGCACGCTCCAGCGCATCGACCAGATGATCGCCGCCGAAGCGCGCGCGAACGAGGTCATCAACGGCCTGCCCAACGACCCGAGCGAGGCGTATCGCGAGGGCTCGCGGGCCGAGGGGGTCGTGTCGAAGGAGACGGCCGAGCGCTTCGCGGAGGGGATCCGCGAGTGCCAGAACGCCTACTTCCGCCACGGCGCGTCGCACCCCGCTTACATCACGGCGCGGGAGAAGCTCTCGGCGCAGACGACTGCGCTCAAGCCCGAGGAGCGGCAGGCACTCGTCGGCTCCATCGGCACGCTCGGCGGCGCGCTCGTCACCGAGGACTTCAAGGCCGAGGTCATCAAGAACATGGCGGGCATCAGCGTCGCGCTGGCATCGGGCGTGCGCGTCGTGCCCTGCTCGTCCAACACGCTCGTCTTCCCGTCGATCGTCGGCGGGACCGACCCGTGGTCGACGGGCTACTCGGGGACGTGGCGGCCGGCCGGCGCGGTCGGCACCGACGGCACCGCCCCCACGGTCCAGAACCAGCCGACGTTCGGGCAGGAGCGCATCCCCGTCCACGAGTGGCAGCCGGACGCGGTCGTCGTCGACCCGTCGCTGCTCGAGGACGCCGCGGTGCCGCTGGAGTCGATCCTGCAGGAGGCGATCGCCGAGACGCAGGCGCTCGACTGGGACTACGCCTTCCTGCGCGGCGACGGCATCGGCAAGCCGCGCGGCATCTTCGACTACATCGGCTCGGGCGTGTCGTCCGTGAAGACGGGCGACGCCTCGCTGATGACCTACAACGGGCTCATCGACCTCATGATGACCCTGCCCGCGCAGTACCGCGAGGGCGCGGTCTTCTACATGAAGTCGCTGACCTTCGGCGCGATCCTGAAGCTGAAGGACTCCGCGAACAACCCGATCATGTACTCGGGCCAGATCCCCGGCACGCTGTTCGGGAAGAAGGTCTGGATGACCGAGCACATGCCGTCGGTCGCCGGCGCGGCGTACCCGGTCCTCTTCGGCAACCCGCGCTACTACGTCGTGGCCTCTCGCCGCGACCTGCGCGTGCAGCGGCTCATCGAGCGCTTCGCGCCCAACGTCGGGTTCCTGCCGACCGCGCGCGTCGGCGGCGCGCTCGTCCGCACCGTCGCGTTCCTCGCGCAGAAGGTCGAGGCGTAACAGCGACCGCCTGATAGGCCAGCAGCGAGGAGTGGTCCGGCCCTCGCTGCTGGCCCGTAGCTCGAGCCCGGACCCTGCAACTCGTCGGGACTGCCGGCAAGGCCGCCCGACGACTCGAAAGGTCCGAAGCTCATGGCACAGCCCGCCACCGGCGGCTCCAGCGTCAACCGCGATCTCGGAGCCAAGCTCAAGGCCGTCCAGTCCATCGCCGCCATCGTCGGCAACAACACGACCGAGGGGACCGGCGTCGCGGTCGACCTCAAGGGGTATGAGGGCGCGCTCGTCCTCTTCAACATCGGCACCTCGCTCGACACGCTCTCGGGCTCGGTCTACGTCACGCTGTCGGTGCAGGACAGCGACAACGGCTCGACCGGCTGGGCCGACCTCGCCACGACGAAGTACCGCATCGACGAGGGCGCGCTCGTCATCGACGACCCCGCCGAGGACAACATCCAGACGGCGATCACCGTGCTCGCGGGCGCGGGCGTGAAGCGCTACATCCGCCCGCTGATCACCTTCACGGGCACCCACACGAACGGCTTCCCCATCGGGGCGACCGTCGTCAAGGGCTTCCCGCGCGTCGAGTCGGCTGCCTAGTAGCGCTTCATGACGGGGGTCGGCGGCTCAGCTGCCGCCGACCCTCGTGCTCGGGAGAGGGATCATGGCGACCTACGACGCGGTCACGCTGATCGAAGTGAAGACTGCGCTGTCGATCGACGGCACCGCCGAGGACGTGAGCCTCGCCCGCCTGATCTCCGCGACGACGCTGGAGGTCGAGCGGTTGCTCGGCACGCAGTTCGTCATTCGCGAGGTCGTCGAGCAGCACGAGGGCGGCGAGCGCCGCATCTACCCGCAGGTGCTCCCGATCGTCGCCGTCTCCTCCGTCGTCGATCCCGCCGGCAACGCCGTACCGGCGGGCCAGTACGTCGTGCGGCAGAAGCGGTGGCTGGAGCACTGGGGCCACTTCCCGCTCGCCTTCAACTCGGCGGGCCAGCAGACCGACTACACCGTGACCTACACCGCCGGGCACTTTTCCTCGACGAGCACCGTCGCGCCCGACGTGAAGGCAGAGATCGTCCGCGCCGTCGGAACGTTGCGCGAGGCCCCTGCCGCGGGCGTCACGTCGGTCAGCGTCGGCGACCTGTCCATCTCCTACGCTGGCCGATACGCGAATCAGGGCAGCGCCACGCTCTCTCCGGCGATCGAGGCGGCGGCCAACTCACTCGATCGCTACCGAGGGGTCGTCCTGTGATCCACATCCTTCAGCGCGCGAAGGTCCATGCGCTCGCTGCCGTCGCCGTGCCGGGCGCGGGCCTCGCCGTCGCGGCGAACGAGCCGTCGCTCCAGCCCGCAACGCCGCAGGACGTGCTGGTCGTCCTCGGCGGCTTCATCGTCGTCGTCGCTGGGGCGCTGGCGCTCGCCTTCGTCCGCTGGCTGAACAAGGTCGAGCACAACGTCCCGCGCGACCCGGACCGCCTCTCCGATGCCGTGCGCCACGTCCATCGCGAGGTCGAGGGGCTGCGTAGCGACGTGCGTGGCATCGACCGCCGCGTCGCCCGGATCGAGGGCAGCCTCGTCGGACTCACTGTGGTCGAAGAGAAGGAGCATCGCGGATGACGACGACCGAGATTGTGACTTTCGAACAGCACGCGCTCCCGCTCGTCAACACCTTGCTCATCCTGCTCGTCGCGCTCGTCTTCTATCACCGCTCGCGGCAGTGGACCGGCATCTCGCAGAACGCGCGGATCGAGAAGCAGGACGCGCGACTGTCGATCGCAGAGGCGAACATCCGCAGCCTCCGCGCCGACATGGAGTACTTCACGAGCACCTATCAGGAGACGCTCGACGAGGTGCTGAAGGAGGTCCGCTCGATCACGCGCAACGGCGCGAAGGAGCATGCGATCGAGACGCGGCTGACCGCGCTGCAGGATCAGGTCATGGCGATCGAACAGGACGTGACGGGGCTCCCGTGCTTCGTGGGATCGAAGCTCCTGTGCCAGCAGGACAAGGTGGAGGAGAAGGGCTGATGCCGCTGCCGGGCGCGATCCTCGCGCAGATGCGGGACACGGTGACGGTGACGCTCGCCGGGGCGAAGGACGCCTACGGCGAGACGGCCGCCGGCTCGTCCTTTCCGTCTGTCGCGCGCGTCACGTACTCGCGGTCGAATCGAGAGACGACGCGAGGCGACGAGAGCACCACCGGGCTGACGGTCTACATGCCCGACATCGACGGCTTCAACGGAGACGCGGTGCTGCTGCTCCCTGACGGGCGCTCGTACCCGGTGAAGTCGTACACGCGGCCGGCATGGCCCGATGGCACGCGCCACCTGCGAGTGAGCCTCTGATGACGCTCGGAATCGGCAAAATCGTCAGCGGTGGCGGGACGACGAAGCCCGCTTCGTGGGGAGTCGACTTCCCGGGCCGCGGCGGGGACACCGGCAAGGAGGCCTTCTTTCTTCGGATGGAAGGACTCAACGCGTGGCTGCGCTCGATGGAGGAGGACTGGCGCGAGGCGAAGGAAGCGGCCGAGGAGGCGCTGCGCCTCTCGCTGGAGCGCCGCGTCATTCGGCCGTCGCTGCGCCTGTGCCCGATCGACACGGGGGCGCTCCGGGCGAGCGCATGGGCCGACGCCTCGTACCGCGGCGGCTACCTGCAGGGGGCCTGCGGCTACGACACCGACTACGCGCTGTGGGTGCATGAGATCCCCGCGGCGCACAAGTCGCCGACGCAGTGGAAGTTCCTTGAGGAGCCGTTCTCGCTGAACGCGCACCTCGTCGCCGAGGACGTGCTGGCGGCCATCCGCGCGGAGTTCGACTGATGCTGCTCGACGAGGTCGCGTCCTACCTCGAAGCCGAGGGCATCGGCGTCGTGAAGACGACGGCGAACGACCCGGCGTGGCCGATCCACAAGGGCGGCCTGTACCCGGGATCGCAGGCGCACCCGAACGACGCGATCGGTTTGCTGGAGGGACCCGGTGACTTTCCGATCAACGAAATGGGCGCGACGGTGGGCTCCGTGGTTGCGGAAACGCCTTCGCTCGTCGTCCACGTCCGCAGCGCCTCCTACGCCACGGCTCGCTCGAAAGCAGACGCGGCATGGGGCCGGCTCCACAAGTACGCGGGGACGCTCGGAGGAGTGCGCTACCTGCTGATCGAAGCGCGGCAGTCTCCGTTTCCGATCGGCCGCGACGACGCCGGGCGCTGGATCATCGGCTGCAACTACGGGGTCACGAAGGAGCGCGCATGAGCCTACACCAGCAAATCCGCGCCCTGCGCGCGACGGCCGCGTCGATGCTGGCGCAGCTTGAGGCACTGGAGTCGTCCGCGGACGCGATGCGCGAGTCGGAGCCGTGCGAGCACCCGGAGCGCGCGCGGTCATCTCACGTCGCCACCTTCGACAACCCCGGGCGCTGGCAATGCCGCCGGTGCGGTCATATCGGCGGCGAGCAGGCCGCCCCGAGCAAGGAGTAGGCACACATGGCAGTCGAAAAGTTCTACGACGCTGGGGTCTTCTTCAACGGCTGGAACCTCACGGGCCAGACGAACAAGATGACCCTCACGCGCAAGGTCGCGATGCTCGATACCTCCGTCTTCGGCATCGAGACGAAGGTGAACTCCCCGGGGCTCGATGAGACCGCCTTGAACATCAGCGGTTGGTGGTACGCGCAGGACACCGTCGGCACGCAGGCTCCCGACCCCAACCTCTTCAACTCGCTCGGCTCGCCGACCGGGTCGCCGCTGCTCGTCTTCCCGAAGAATCAGATGAACGAGCCGGCGTACTTCTTCCCGGCCGTGCAGGGGGTCTTCAACTTCTTCGGTGCCTTCGGCGAGCTGGCCCCGTTCTCTGCCGACTTCTCCTACTCGCAGTACGGCGCGACTGGCACGCGAGTGAAGCACTGCCGCGGCGTGCTCGGCCTCCCATACGCCGCATACGCTGCGGCCACCGGGAACGGAACATACATCCAGTACGGTGCGCCGCTCACCGCGAACGACTGGCTCGTGCTGACGGTCCACGTGGTATCGACCGACGGCAGCGTCGTCGTCGTCTTGGAATCCGACGACAACTCGGGCTTCTCCTCGCCGACCACGCGCATCACCTCTCCCTCGCTGTCGGGCGGCGGGAGCTACATCGCAGACCTTCAGGGGCCTATCGCGACGGACACGTACTTCCGCCTCAAGTACACCCGCACGGGTGGCACGACGTTCACCGCCGTAGCGGCGCACGGGAAGACGACCCCGGCCGGACTCGGCGCATAAGGAAGGAGAAAAGCTGTGGCTGTCACCAAGTTCTACGACGCGTGGGTGTACATCGTCGGCACGGGCACGCCCCCGACCTCGGGGGGCACGCAGATGCCGCACGTCCACTCCGTCTCGATCACGCGGTCGAGCGACATGCTCGATATCTCGGAGATGGGCGTCACGACGAAGATCAACATGGCGGGGCTCAACGAGTGGTCTGTCGACGTCGAGTGCCTCAACGACTTCGCGGGCTCCTCGCAGGTCGACGCGCTGCTCGACGGGCGCTACGGGCAGGCCCCGTTCAACATCGCGATCAAGCCGTCGAGCGGTGCGCTCGGCTCGGGCAACCCCGTCTTCTACGGCTCCTGCGTGCTGGAGTCGTACAACCCGATCGACGGCGGCGTCGGCGAGGCGATCATGGTGAAGGCGTCGTTCAAGTGCGCCGGCAACCTGAACCGCGCGACCGCGTAACACGACTCCCCTCTCCCGGGGGCTGGCGATAGAGGGAGCGGCTAGTGGGGCCGCCGTGGCGGGACGGGGCAAGCCCGCCGTAACCGCGCGAAGACCGCGCGAAGGAGATTGAAGAAATGCGCGAACCGTACTCTCTGACCCTCAAGGACGGAACCACGCTCGCCTTGCAGTACTCGTTCAAGGCGCTGCGCTTCTTCGAGAAGCACACCGGCCAGCACTTCTTCGGCGACTCGGCCAACGGCCGGATCGGCGTCGACTACCTCTCCGTCGGGCTGGCGGCTGGCCTGCTCTGGAAGCAGCCGCACGTCAAGGTCGACGACATGGATGCCGCGATCGAGCGACACATGGACGCCGGTGGAGACCTCCCCGCGCTCGTCGAGGGGCTGATGGAGGCCCTCAAGCACAGCGGCGTGCTGCGGCGCTCCGAGGAGGAGGAGGGGGCCGCCTCGTCCGAGCCGCGCCCTACGATGCGGGTCACCGCCGTCGAGCGGTAGAAGACCCGACAATGCTCGCCGCGGATCCGGCTGGCGCGTACCGCATCGCGGTCGAGCGGCTGGACATCTCGTGGCGAGACTTCGAGCGCATCTCCCCGCTTGAGCTTGCGTGGCGATTGTGGGGCGAGCGCAGGCGAACAAACGCGCGGACGAGGCGGCTCGCGTGGGCCGTCTCGACGCTCGTCTCGCCCCACATCGCGCAGTCCGACCGCAACAAGGTGAGCCACTCCCGCCTCTTCATGCAGGCGACCGGCGGGAACCTCGATGAGGATGAGGTGCTGAGGTGATCAAGCAACTCGACGTCGGGCTCGGCTTGAACACCCAGCCTTTCGAGTCTGGGCTCGCTCGCGCCGGCAGCCAGTTCGGTGCGTTCGCTCGGGATCAGGCGGCGAAGATCGCGCAGGTGACGCGAGAGGTCGAGAAGCTCGGCGGGACGATGCGCGGGATGCAGGGCTTCGACGCGCTCGGCAATCCCATCAAGTCCATGAACGCCGAGCTTTCGAAGACGCCGTACATCCTTCGCGGCGTGCAGAGCGCGGCCGTCGGCGCGAGCGCCGTGCTCGGCGGCATCTTCGGGGTCGGCATCAAGCACGCGATGGAGTTCGAGGACTCAATGGTCAAGATCCGCGCCTTGACCGTCTCCTCGGCCGAGGACATGAAGCTCTACGGCGAGAGCATCAAGGGCATCGCGAAGGACGTTGGTGTCGGGCCGACGAAGCTGGCCGATTCGCTGTACTTCATCTCGTCTGCCGGCGTGACAGGGCAAAAGGCGCTCGACGCGGTGAAGCTCTCCGCGATGGGCGCAAAGATGGGGCTTGGCGAGGCGAGTGACGTAGCGCGCCTCCTCGCGTCCACCGTCAACGCCTTCCCATCTTCCGGCCTGACGATGCAGAAGTCGTTCGACCTGCTGACGCAGGCCGTGAAGTACGGCGCAGCCGAGGCGAGCGAATACGCACGGACAATGGGCAACGTGCTGTCGGTTGCAGAGGCGACCGGGCAGTCGCTGGAGGAGGTCTACGGGGCTGTCTCCACGTTCACGCTGACGGGCCAGACCGCAGGGCAGGCCGTCACGTCGCTTCGGCAGTTGCTTCTGAACATCTCCGCGCCGTCGAAGGTCGCCGCCGACGCGTTCAAGATGCTCGCGGCCAGCGGATACGACATCAAGAAGACGCTCGCGGAGCAGGGGCTCAACGCGGCGCTCCAGCAACTGCATCAGGCGCTCGGGAACAACGCGGAGGCGTACCGCATCCTGTTCCCGTCCGTCGAAGCCATGAACATGGCTCTTGCGCTTGGCGGGCCGCAGGCTGAAAAGTACGCGGCTGCGGTGCGCGGGATGAAGAGCGCCGCTGGCGAGGGGCAGAAGGCCTTCGAGGAGTACGGCAAGTCGACCTCCGCTCAGTGGGCGAAGATGAAGGTCGACCTCGAACTCGCCTTCGAGGAGGTCGGTTCGGCGGCGCTGCCGATGTTCCGCTCGCTTCTGCCGACCCTGACGAGCCTGAGCACGACCGTCATACATCTCGTCGGTGCCTTCGCGAAGCTCCCGCAGCCAATGCAGGAGATCCTGCTCGTCACCATCGGCACGGTTGGGCCGATGTCGAAGCTGCTCGGATCGATCTCCGGGCTCGCGCCCGCCGCGAAGCTCGCGTACACGAGCCTCGCCGTCATGGGCGAGAAGCTCGTCCTCGGCTCCGCTGCGACAGAAATTATGGTCGCGAAGATGGGGCTGGCGAAGACCACGTTCGTTGCCTTCGCGGGCGCGGTTGCGAGTGCGGCCGCGGCGCTGGCGTCCTTCTACGTCGGCTACAAGGCGGGGCAGTGGTTCGAGGGCACGGCGGTCGGGCAGGCGCTCGTCGCGCACGACTCCAAGAAGCAGTGGGAGGCGCTCGCCGACGTCCGCAAGGGCACCGACTTCATGAAGAGCCTTTCGGACGAGCAGCGGGAGGTCTACAAGAAGTGGGTCGCGGACACGGCGACTCGCGCGAAGGAGGCCGTCGAGAATCAGGCGTCCATCGTGCGCGCGGTGAATGCGCTGAATCAGACGCAGTTCTCGCTGCCCAACATGCTGACGGGCGGCTTCAATATGACCGCGAAGCCGTTCTCGGTCGCGTCCGGGCTTCCGGCGGCGGCCAAGGCTGCCGAGGCTCCCGGCCCCGCGGCTGCCGGCGCTGGCGACGACGCGATGGCGCGACCGATCTCGCTCTCGCGCGACATGGTGAAGGAGTGGCGCAAAGAGGCGCAGTCGGCGAAGAAGACGGCCGACGACTGGAAGCAGTCGATTGCAGAGCTATCTGGCGCGAAGGCCGCGCAGGAGATGGACGCGCTGCGCCAGCAGGTCGACGCGCTCGGTGGCGTCTCTGGCGGCGCGATCCGCGACGTGGAGGGGCTCGGCGAGAAGATCAAGAAGCTCGCGGAGGAGGGCGCGGCCGTTCCGCAGTCGCTGCTCGTCCCGTACCTGCAAGCTCTTGGGGAAGAGCTTGAGACGCTCGACCTCGGGCTCGGCGACGTCAGGGACAAGAACCTCGACGACATCTTCAAGCGCTCCGAGACGGAGCTTGCGTCGATGACGGAGGCCTTCCGCGTCGCAGGGCCGTCGGTCCGCACGGTGAGCGATCAGTTCAACTCGCTTCGCACCAGCGTCATTAGCGCGTTTGGACCGTCGGCGATGGGCGCAAGCAACCAGCAGTTGCAAGCGCTCGTCTCGAAATTCGAGGGGCTCGCAGACGCAGGAAAGCTCACCGCCGAGCAGTTCTCCTTCCTCGGCGATCTCTACGACGAGATGCTGCGCCGCGGCCTACTCGACGCAGAACTCGTAACCGAGAAGACCTTCGACTGGCAGACGGCGCTTCAGGGTGTGTCGCTTCTCGCGGGCGCGATCGGCGGGAAGTTCGGGGACGTGGCGCAGGTCGTCGGCAATATCACCGAGAGCTTCAAGGACTGGAAGACGCTCAAGCCCGAGGAGCGCTTCGGCGCGATCGCAGGCGCAGCGGGGCAGATCGGCGGGCTGATCGGCGGCACGGCCGGCGCGGGCATTCAGGGTGCGGCCGGCGGCGCGATGACGGGCTTCTCGGTCGGTGGGCCGATCGGCGCGGTCGTCGGTGGGATCGGCGGGCTCATCGGCGGCATCTTCGGAAACAAGAAGAAGAAGAAGGAGGAGGAGCGCAAGCGCAAGGAGGCCGAGGCCGCGGAGAGGAAGCGGCAGGAGGAGGAGAAGGAGCAGCGCCGCGTCGCCGGCTACGACACCGCCGCGAGCGGGATCACGAAGATGATCACGTCGCTCAAGCCCGCGACCGAGGCCGGAGCGATGGCGCAGGCGGGGCTGTTCTCCTCCGTCTTCTGGGCGACCGTCAAGGAGAAGGGGCTCGTCGCCGCATCGAGCGCGCTCGGCGAGGCGTTCAAGAAGCTGACCGAGGGCGCGAGCGAGGCGATGCTGGCCTACCTCGCCCCGATCCAGCAGCAGATGAACCTCGCGACGAGCGAGGCGTTCGCGGGCGCGACCGAGGGCGCGGTCGGGCTGGCGCAGGCGCTCAAGGGGATGGCCGACATGGGGGTCGTCTCGATCACCGACCTCTCGAACGCCAGCATCGTCGCGACCGACCAGTACAATCAGGCTCTCGCCGCGGCGCAGGCGCAGGGGCTCGCTGGCGCGGCGGCGCAGCAGGCGGCGATCCGCGCGGTGGGGCCGGCCATCTCCGAGATCATCGCGCAGTACCAAGCGCTCGGCCTCCCGCTCGACGAGAACCTCCTCAAGCTCAAGGAGACCGCCGAGGCAAACGGGATGGCGTTCAAGGAGGACCCGCTCATCCGCGCGGCGAACGCGATGGAGCGCGTCGCGGCGGCTCTGGAGCGCGCATACGGTGGCGCGAAGGGGCTCGCCGACGAGATCGGCCGCGGCGCGAACGCCTCGCACCAGTACCGCGTCCCGAGCTACGGCGGCGGCGGCGACTACATGGGTGGCGAGGAGGTCGCAGCAGCCGAGGGCTACAGCGGATGGGTCAACAAGCCGACGCGGTTCCTCGCCGGCGAGTCAGGCCCGGAGTTCGTGTCGGTCACGCCGCGCGGAGAGGCGGGAGCGCCGCCCCTCGACGCCGCCCCGGCGCAGCCGATGGTCTACTCGCCCGTCATCAACATCACGCAGGAGAGCGCGGTGCAGACGGTCGAGGGCCAGCGCGCCTTCGGGCAGTACGTCACGGCAGCCGTCGAGCGCGCGCTCGATCAGAACTACCGCGGCTTCCTCACGCGCTTCGAGGAGCTTGCCCGCAAGGCGAAGTAGCGCATGGGCAACCTCAACGCGTCGATGCTCGCCGAGCTTCAAAAAGCCTCGCCGTCCGTCCTGTTCCTGCTACGCCTCGACCTCCCGTCTGGCGTGCGCTACTACTCGGAGCCCGGCGGGCTCGTCTCGGGCACCGGGCTGTACGAGCCGCGCGTGCTGGCGTGGGGGCCGATCTCGAAGTCGACGAACTACCGGCAGAGCACGCTGGAGCTTCCCTCGACCGAGGTCGTGCTCGACGACACGGACGGCGACCTCTCGCGGCGCTGGCTTGGCAGCGAAGGGCGCACGATGCGCGGCTCGACGGCGACGATCTACCTCGCATCGCCGAACGTCGCGGCGGCGAACTGGTACACCGCCTTCGTCGGGCGGATCGATTCGATGTACCAGCCCGCGCCGCTGACGTGGAGCGTGCAGCTGGCGTCGCTCGACCTGCCGCTGCGGCGCGAGACGATGCCGCGCGCCGTGATCTCGCTCGGCGACTGGCCGAATGCCGACCGCTCGGAGTTGAGCAAGCCGATCCCGATCGTCTACGGCACCGTCTCCTCGGCGCAGATGACGGAGCTTGGCGCGGTGAAGTGCCTCTACGTCGATCGCACCGGCTTCCGCTACGTCGTCTGTGCGGGGATCGCGAAGTCGGTCGTGGCCGTCTTCTCCGACGGCGTTCGCAAGACGCTGACGACGGACTACACGGTCACGAACCCGGTGGTGAACGGGCGGGTCTACACGGTCATCGACTTCGTCGCCGATCAGGGCACGAAGCCGATCACGGCCGACGTGAAGGGGATGGAGTCGGTGGGCGACGGCAGCGGGACGCTCATCTCGAATCCCGCCGACGTGATCGCGCACGTCCTCAACAACTGGGTCTACTCCGACTATCGCAGCGGAGCGTGGTCCTCGACGGCGATGGTCGAGACGACGCGGCTCGCCGCGCTCTCGTCCTACTTCTCCGCGCGAGGCGTCGAGGCGTCGGTCCACATCGGCTCGAAGACGACGGGCATCAGCTTCATCTCGCAATTCCTCGAGTCGTACCAACTGAAGGCGTGGTGGGAGGCCGACAAGATCGCGCTCGGCGTCGATGACCCGACCGACTTCTCCGCGCCCTATGTGCTGCGCTCCGACGAGGTCGACGGCTGGCGGCTCCAGTTCCCGACCGCCGACGCCATCGACCGCATCGACGCCTCCTACGCCTACTTCGACAGCGACTCCAGTTACCGGCAGTACCTGACGGTGCAGGATCTCCAGACGGGAGAGGGCGCACCGGAGTCGCTCGACCTCCGCTACTCGGCGGCCTTCATCTAGCCCCCATGCCCACCATCTACTCCGAGGTCACCTTCACCGACGGCGGCGGCAGCGGCACGTGGTTCGGCTTCGCTGCCACCTATCCCGCCGGCATCGCAGCGAACGACTCGTCGGACGTTCGCACGGACGGCTCGGTCGCGGGCTACTCGCAGGGGCACTACTACACCTTCACGGGGCTGCCGACCTACTGCGGCATCAATTGGGCCTACGTCGGCGGCGGCGGCAGCAACGGCTCGGGCGCGACGCTGACGATGTACCTCGGCGGGCAGGCGGTGCAGGTTGTGACGGGCGTCGGGGCGTACACGATCGGAGGCTACGTCTTCGGCCTGAGCCGCAACGCGGCAGCGAACATCGCGTCGCAGTGCTACTGCGCTGGCAACGGTAACGGCAACCCGTCGTCGATCAACCACATGCCCGTCACGCTCTCGTGGGACTACCTGCCGCTGCTCTCGCTGACCGCGAACGACGTCACGAACTACGCGCCGACCTCGGTCACGCTCAACGGCCAGTACAACGCGAACGGCGACGGTGGCTCGCAGTGGCGGCTCGTCTACAAGGAGTTCACGGCGGGCTCGTTCGACACGCCGTCCTACACCGCGGCCCCGGGGCAGATCGGGACCGTCGTCGGCTCGCGCAACCTGACGGGGCTCACGCCGGGCACGACCTACCTCTACAAGGTGCAGGCGCTCAACAGCGGCTCGGTGCTCTACGAGTCGCCCGAGCGGAGCTTCCAGACGAACGCCGGCACGCCCGCGCAGAACAACCGGATCCGCGAGATCCTGACCCGCCGGCTGTGGACGCTGCGCCGGCCGCGCGCGTTGCTGGAGATCACCGCTCCGCTCTCGATCCTCGACGCGAACGTGCTCGACCGCGTCGCCGTCGAAAGCCCGATCGGACCGACGCCGAGCGGCATCGGCTGGAGCGGCGGCGCGGAGTGGAAGCGCCGCGTGTTCTCGATCCAGCGCATGGAGATCGACGTGCACGCGCAGGTCGTCCGGCTGCTCCTGCTCGATCGACGCGAGCTTGACGTGCGGCTCTACGACACCGGGATGACCTCGCTCGCGAACCTCTCGGGGCTCGACCTCGAACGCGACAACGGCGTCGCGCGCCTCTCGCGCGGGGCCGCGCGCACCTACACGCGCACGGGCAAGGCGTGGGTCGCCAACCCGACGGACCCGACGAAGGTCATCGAGTGCAGCGCCGCCACGCCGGCCATCACCAGCACGGGCGAGTTCTTCGAGGCATCGCGCGCGAATCACTTTCTGAGGACGTCCGGCGTGTCGGGCCTGACCGGGCTGTCGCTCAGCGGCACGGGCACGAACGGCTCGACCATCACCGCCGACACCGCCGTCCTTCTCTTCAACCCGGAGTCCTCGCCGAACAGCATCAAGCTCACCGCCGGCTCGCCGCACACCGTCACGCTGACCGTCTGGCTGCCGACGAGCGCGACGATCACCGCGAACTCGGTCTGCGTGCTCTCGATCGACCACGCCGAGGACTCCGGGGCCAGCCTCTACTTCACGATGCGCCGCAACGCCGACAACTACTGGTACAACGCTGGCAGCAACTCGTGGCAGGCGAGCGAGATTCAGAACACGCTGCCCAACGTGACGAGCCCGAACGAGGCGAGCCGCTATGTCTCGTCGGCCTTCTCCATCGGCGCGGCGAACTCGACGTTCCTCTTCGGGGTCGGCTTCCTCGGCGGCGGCACCGCCGGGCGCGTCGGCCGCCTCTTCCACGCGCAGCTCGAAGTCGGCGGCTACGTCGGCACGCGCGTCATCTGCGACGCCACCGCTTCCGTCACGCGCGGCGCGACGACGCTCACCTATGAGGTGACGACCGCCGCGAAGATCTACGACCCGACGGTGGGCACCTTCTTCGCCGAGGTCATCCCGACGTGGAGCGCGTCGCAACTCGGCGGCAGCGACAAGCGCTACGTCTACCACATGGAGACGAACGGCGGCGCGGACTACGACGCGCTCTACTACGACCGCGCGTCGTCGGCATGGCGCTTCGAGCGCAAGGTCGGCGGCTCGACCTACATCGCTTCGCGCGCGGCCTCGCCCGTCGCTGGGACGACGTACCGGCTCGCCGCGCGCTGGACGAGCAGCGCCGGCGAGCTTGACCTGCCGGCCTACTCGATCAGCGTCTTCGTCGATGGCGCGAAGGGCACCGACGCGACGAGCGCTGCGCCGACCTTCACGAGCCCCGAGACGCTGTGGGTCGGCAGCAACGGCTCCGGGGCGGGCCAGTTCGATGGGCGCATCCGCGAGCGCCGCGTCTTCCCGCACGCGCTCCTCGACGCTGAGATCGGCAGGCTCCCGTGATCCAGCGCGTGCAGATGAAGACGCACCGGCAGAGCCTCATCACCGACTTCACCGTCACGCTCGATGCGCCCGTCACCGCGGGCAACCGCGTCATCTTCCTCGTCGGCAACTACGCTTCCGACCTCGATGGCGAGACGTTCGCCGAGGATCTCACGCAGGCCGGCGGCACCGCGACCATCGGCACCGTGACGAAGGACGGCGTGCAGTCCGACGGCGACGTGGTCTACTCGACCGCGTTCTCGGTGCCGATCACCGGGAGCGGGACGCTCTCGCTCAACCTCGAGTTCAACACCGGCAACCAGACCGTGCTCGCGGTCATGGCCGAATACAGCGGGATCGACAACGCCAGCCCGGTGGTCGGTTACGGCGGCTACACGACCTATGGCGCTGCGCCCTTCACGACCTCGATAACGAGCCCGGCGAACGGCGGGATGTTCCTCGGCGTGCTCGGCCTGATCGAGGGCGGCGACATCTCGATTTACGAAGACGCGCCCTACGGCCTCCTCTTCGAAGAAGAGCACGGCGCGACCAATCACGTCGGGTCGTTCATCGAGCGCATCGCGACGGAGGAGACGACCGACACCGCGTCGTGGACGCTGGGGCACGAGGTCAACTGGACGGCGCTGCTCGTCGTCTACCGTGCGGCGACCGGCGGCGAGGCCGCGCCGTACACGCCGCCGGCCGTGTCGACCACGGTCATTCTGGAGGAGCGAGTGGCGGCGACGGAGAGCCTTGCGCTCGCGACGGCCGACGACCTCACCGAGCAGGTGTCGTGGCTGCTGACGCAGGTGGCGCTGCTGACGGCGAGGGTCGACGCTCTCGGTGAGCGGACGAACACGCTCGCCGGTCTCTTCTTCGGCCACGCGCTGCTCGGGGCCGCGGCGGGCATCACCGCGACCGCGACGCTGACGATCACGTCCGCGACTGCTACCCTTGGCGCGTCCTCGGGCGGGCTGTTCATCGGACCGGCCACCGTCGAGGGCGCGGCGGCGCTCGACGCGACGAGCGACCTCGCGGCTGACGCGCAAACGGAGGCTCCCTGATGCCGTACTACTTCGCAGCCGGCGAGCACATGAACCTGCTGGGCCGGGCGAACGCGGTCGCGACCTCGCCGTCGGCGGCATCGTCCTTCCCGGTGGCGAACCTGTACGACTCGCGCCCGTCGCGCCCGACGCTGCTCGGCAGCAACGCGGCGAACCCGTCGGTCACGTTCGACCTGACGGCCTTCGCGCCCTCGGGGCCGGGGACGAAGACGATCACCGTCCGCGCGGGCGAGCGGCGGCGGCTCACGTCGACGGGCACGACCTCGATCACCGTCCGCAACCTCGCCACGCTGAAGTACCTGACGAGCGGCGGCGCGTGGCAGACGGGCTCGACCACGTGCATGACGACGGCGACCTCGCTCGACTACCAGATCGAGAGCCTGACGGCGTGCCAGCAGCCGACGATGAGCCTCCAGATCGTCATCACGAACGGGACGAGCGTCGTCGATCACCCGCGCTGGAATGCCATCGTCGTCGCTGGCCACAACCTCGACGCCGGCCTGACGTGCGAGCTTCGGAGCAGCACCGACAACTTCTCCGGGTCGAACGTGCTGGAGGTGACGGGCACGATCCTGCGCCCGAGCTTCTACATGATCGACACGGGAGGCATCGCGAACCGCTATGGCCGGCTCCTGCTGACCGGGACGAACAGCGCGACGCCGTGGTTCGGCGAGGTCGTGCCGTGCTGGCTGGAGACGGCCGCGGGGATGCACATGGCGTCGGGTTACTCGCTCGCGTACAAGGAGCAGCAGATCCGCAACGAGAGCCGGTGGGGGATCTCGAACGTCTACAACCTGCTGCCGTCGCCGCTGCGCGTCGTCGGGCTCACCTTCCGCGTGACCAGCGCCGCGGCGGCCGAGCTTCGCGACGGCATCGTGCTGCGCGGGCGCGGGGGCGCGCATCCGATGATCGTGGCCCCGATGTCGACCGAAGGGGTCGTCGTCTACGGAAGGCTGTCGGACTCATGGACGGAGCGCCGCGTGCTGCCGACCGTCTTCGAGACAGATCTCGTCGTTGCCGAAGACCCGATCGTGGTCCCGCTGTCGTAGGAGGAAAAATGGAGAAGGTGTCGATCCGCTTCGAGAACGGCGTGCTCGACGTGCGCGACGAGACGGGCGCGCGCATCGCGACGCCGCGCGTGACGGTCTACCTCGTCACGGGCAACGACGTGCCGGTCGCGCTGCTCGACGTGGACGGGTTGAAGCGCGAGGTGCACGTCACCTCGTTCATGGTGCCTGCGGCCGCGCCCGTCATGGCACCGACGGAGACGGTCACGGAGGGCGCGCCGAAGGGAGCCAAGCGATGAGGATGGAGACGCCGGACGGATACACGGTCGTGCTGAAGGACGGGTTCGAGCGGACGATCCTCGCGACCGACAGCGCTGGCAACGTCGCGCTGCCGGCCGGGCTGACGCTGGGGACCGGCGTGCTCGCGCCGACCCACTACGCTGACGTGGAGTTCGACGCGGCGGCGGTGAAGCTGCTGAACACGCCGGCCACGCTCGTCGCCTCGCCGGGTGCCGGGCTCGCGCTGATCTTCGAGGGCGCGGTGATGTTCTACGACTACGTCTCGGCCGCCTTCACGATCGGCTCGGCGACGGGCCTCGGCATCCGCTACACCGACGGCTCCGGGCTGCAAGTCGGGCAGTCGCTCGTCACGGGCTTCCTCGACCAGACGGCGGACAAGCTCCGCTGGGTGAACCGCTATGCCGCGGCCTCGGGCGACTCGTCGGTCGCTCCGGTCGCCGACGCGCCGCTCGTTCTCCAGATGCTCACGGCGAACGTCTCGGGGGCGGCGGTCGCCACGCTCTCGGTGCGGACCTACTACCGCATCGTTCCGGCCACGCTGTGAAGGAGGACATGATGAAGCGACTCGCGTTCACCGCGCTCGCGTTCGCGCTCGCCGCGGGCGCTTCGGCGCAGAGCACCTACCGCACCGTGACGGCGCTCGATGGCGTCTTCTGCCCGTCGCCCGATGCGACGGCGTGGTGGGCCGTCAACTCGGGCGGGCAGGCGAAGGCGCGCTTCGGGCTCACTCTGACGACGCGCGGCACGACCGGCCTCGCCGACAACCCGACGATCACCGTGCGCCCGATCATCCGCACCGGCGGCACCGCCGGGGTCTGCGGCATCGGCACCGCGGTCGCGGCGCAGCGCCCGCGCCTCGCCGACTCCGCTGCGAACTTCAAGGTGAAGAAGACGGTCGACAACGGGGCCAATTACACGAACTACTCGACGGAGGCGAACGACAACAACGCCGGCACCCACGTCGTGCTCAGCGCGCTCGACACGCTGGCGAACGGCGACTGGATCCTGTTCTCCGCGCCGACCCCGTTCATCGGACTCGCCTTCGACATGGACGCCTCGGTCAACGCGAACGCGGCGAACACGACCTGCCAGTACTGGAACGGCGCGTGGGCCACCGTGGCGAGCTTCGTCGACGGCACCGACCCGGGCGCGAACTTCGCGGCCGACGCGCAAATGACGTGGGCGCTGCCGTCCGACTGGATCACCTCGACGATCGACACGGTCGACGGCTACCACCTGCGCTGCACGACCTCGGCCGCGCTCTCGGCGACGGTCAACGTCGACGAGATCGAGGCGATCCTGCCGACGCGGGTCATCGTGGACGTGGTGGTCGACGGCGACGACGCGGGGCTGCTGCTGGAGTCGAACAGCGGCGGGACGGGTACGCTCGCCTTCGACGCGACGATCAAGGTGAACTGGAAGTAGGAGGGAGTGGGAGGGGGGCGATCACCCGGCTGCCAACCGTGCTCGCCCCTGTTGGCCCGCCTCCTCCCGGCCATGAGTCTCTCAGGGCCGGAGGTGCCCGGTCAAGAGGCTGCCCGGCGGGCCGCTCATCGCTCGCGGAGGCGCACGCCGGGCACGTCGATGCCCGACGCGAGGGCGCGGTCGATGCGCTTCGCGACGACGGCGAGGTATTCGCGCGGCACGGCTGCGAGGTCGACGATCTCCCACATGCGCGGCGTGGTCCGGCGGTGCGGCCGAAGGATCATCTTCCGCTTCGCCCACTCGACTAGCCGGCACGCCTGAGAGCAGAGCCGCGCGGCCGGACTCGCCGCCATGAACGCTACTCCGCAGGATTCGCACTTCTTCTCGATGGTCCGGTCTTGGCGAATCGGTGGGCGCGTGCGCGTCTTCCGCGGAGCAGCGACCAGCCGAGGATGCTCGTCGTCCCACGCCTTCCATGCGCACTCTTTCGAGCAGTGGCGCGCGGCTGGCTGCGACGACACAAACTCGCCCCCGCACCAGCCGCAGGCGCGCGCGGGCCGGTTGATGGGCTCGACGGCCACGAGGGTTTTGGACCCGTCCTTCAGCAGGGCGTCGAGGCAGTAGGCTCGGATCTCCGCAATCGACCCAAACACCATCGATCCCTTGATCCGGTTGCAGAGGTGGCAGGAATGGATCGTCTTCCGCCCCCCGGCCGCCTTCGGGACGGGATGCTCCCGCTCGCGGCGAAGCCAAACGGGGCGGCCCCGCCATGTCACCCGGGAGCCAAAGGTGCGGAGGCAGTACGAGCAGGCGTTGGCGCTGTGGGCCTTTTCGGGAGGGGGGGTCGGCTCATTCATCGGCGCTCCAATGTAGCGCTTGCCCTAGGCCCCTGCAAGGGCATTTGCGGGCCATCCTGAGCCGCCCCCCCCGGGGGTCGCCCCGGGCGGCCTTGCCCGCAGGAGGCCTTCCCCCGGCGGGGCTGGGATGATCCGTCGCCAGCCCCCCGGGGAAGCGCCCACAGGGGCGCGTAGCCCCCCACGCGGGGCTTCTGGCGGGGGGGCCGGGGCAGCGGCCGCGGTCGTACCGGGGGGGGGCGACCCCCCCCCTAGGGGGCTGGGGGGGGCGGCGAGGGGGGCATGGCCCCCCGGCTGGCCCGGATCTCCTCGAAGGTCCGACCGTCACCGGCCAGCGTCGCCTGCTGGCCGGTGAACTTCTGCCAGCGCAGCACCGAGACGTCCACGTAGTTCGGGGTCAACTCAACGGCGAAACACGCGCGGCTCGTCATCTCGGCAGCGATGATCGTCGTGCCGGCACCGACGAACGGGTCATAGACCGCGGAGCCCGGTGCCGACTGATGCTCGATCGGCCGCTTCATGCACTCGACCGGCTTCTGCGTCCCGTGGAAGCTGCGGTCGTCTTCTGGCCCCTTCTTGCCGCTCAGCGGATGCAGGTTCGGGATCTCCCACACGGTCGTCTGCTTTCGGTCGCCGTGCCAGTCGGCGGTGCGCCCGTGCCTCACCGCATACCAGCAGCACTCATGACGCCAGTGGTACGCGCCGCGCGAGATTGGGGCAAGCTGCTTCGCCCACACGATCTGCGCGCGGATGTTGAATCCGCTCGCGACGATGCTTTCATGCACGCTTGCCGCTTGAAGGCCGCCGTGCCAGACGTACATCACATCGCCCGGGAAGAGCGCCCACGCCTCGCGCCAGTCGGAGCGATCGTCGTTCACGACAGCATCCCTCGCGCGCGCGCGCCCGAGATTTCCGATGCCGGAATGCTCGCGCCACAGCGGGTCGTAGTCCACGCCGTAGGGCGGGTCGGTCACCATCAGCACGGGCTTTGCTCCGGCAAGGACGCGAGACACCGTCTCCGCGTCTGTCGCGTCCCCGCAAATGAGGCGGTGCTTCCCGAGCAGCCAGACGTCTCCGTGGACGCTCGTAACGACCGGCGGCTCCTCGACGACCTCGTCGGCGTCCGCGTCGATCTTCTTCGCGAAGCCCAGCCCGAAGTCGTCGTCGCCGAAGCCCCACTCGCGCAGCGCGTCCACGTCGAAGTCGTTCGCGAGCAGGTCATAGTCCCACTCGCCCGTGTTCTTGTTCAGCCTGATGGCAAGCTCGATGCCCTCGTCTTCGCTGAGCGGCCGGGATGGAATTCGCACGTCGACCATCGCGTCCGGCGACAGCAGTTCGCGGGCAATGGCGACCTTGCGCCTCATGTGGCCACCGATGATCGAGCGCCCGTCGGCGTTGACGACGATCTCCTCGACGTAGCCGAACTTCAGCAGCGACGTGGCGAGGTCGGCCTCCTGCTTCTCGGTCAGCCGGCGAGGATTCTTGTCCCACTCGACGAGGTCGCCGATGCGGCGCTTCTCGGTGCGCCAGACGATTGAACCTTCGGCGGCCGCCTCGCCCTTTCTCCAGAACGCCATTGGCTATCTCCCCTCGCGCGCATCATGGCGCGCGATCAGCTTTTCAAGCTGCGCTTCGAGCCCGCACGGCCCTCGGAGCTTCACTTCGTTGAGCAGCAGCAGGCGCAGCGGGATGATCGCCTGCGAGTAGTCCACGCGCACCGGCACCAGCGCGTTGTGCTTGCGCTTCGACCACTCGACGACGCCGAAGGTCGTCTCCATGAGCGCGTCCCATCCGAGCGGGTCCTCGGTGTAGCGCTTGTGGCAGTAGAGGCAGAGGCACCACGCGTTCGTGTCGTCGATGCGGCTGGACTCGTACCTGCGCGAGATCAGGTGGGCGCACTGCGTGAGGAAGTTCGACCGGCACAGGCGGCAGCGGTTGCCGTCGCGCACACGGACGTAGAGGGCGAAGGTGTCGTCGCAGAGCTTCCTCTCGCTGTTCCACGCCTTGAGCGCGGCGGCCCGGCCCCAATCACGGCTGCGCGCGATCGGCCGGCGCGGCTTGGGGCCTCGCCGCGCCGGCTTGGGGATCGCTGTCAACGGAGCCGCCGGACGCGACGCTCGCGGTCCAGCGGGAACGGCTCGCGCTCATCGTGCGCGGGCGTGATCGTGGGCTCGGCCGGCGCGACGATCTTGAGCCACGGCGGCGTTCCCGAATCGAGCGGGGCCTGCGGCGGCGGCGGATAGATCCACCAGTAGCCCCCCGAGTCGACCCAGCCGGCTCTATCGCTGGCCGTGCTGCCCCCCGAGGAGTCGCTCCAGCCGTTCGTGTCGCCGTAGGAGATCGGAATGATCGAGGTCGATGAGTAGTTCAATGCCGTTTCCCATTCTGCGTCTCCGCGGCCAGCATGTTCGCCTCCCAGCCGAGACGCTGAAGCTCTTGCGCGCGTTCGACGACACGGCGCACCTGCTCGATCGAGGCCGCCGTCTTCGGCTCACCGACCACGCGGAGGTATTCGATGAGCACCAGCGCCTCGGCGCGCATGAGCCCATAGTCTCCGTAGGTCGTCGTGGCCTTCATCATTGGTCCAGCGTCTTCGCCGACATCTTACCGGGAGTGTCAACGGCGCGTGGGCTGACGATGATGCCGTGCCGGCACCACCAGCACGGCGTCGGCTTGTCGGGCGCGTCGGCCACCTTCGTGATCTGGCCGCGCCCGCACTTCGGGCAGAAGACGGCGACGATGGGCATCGGGCCGGTCATTCGCAGCTCCGGGTACGACGGCCGACCTCGGCACCGCAGGAGCGGCACGCGCGCTTCGGCCAGTTGTCTTCGCTCACGGGATGACCTCCATTTTCTCCACCGGGACGAGGTAGACCATGTCGCTGTCGCGCGCGTCGTCCCGGCCCACGCGCTCGCGCCTTACCGGATGCCCCGAGAGCAGGCGCACGCCATCCACGTCCATCGCGCGCATCATCCCGTCGGCCCACTCGACGACGAAGAAGCCGGGGCACTCGTAGATGCCCGACCAGTGCGTCAGCGCGCGGACCTTCCGCTCCTCGGCCCACACCGTCGGGTATGCGGTTGAGCCGTTGTCGCGGCACTTCACTTCGATGACCTCCTCCGGGCGGCGCGTCTTCGGATCGCGCAGCACGAAGTCGATCGGCGCGAACGAACCGCCGGGCGCGGGCTCGATCATCAGGCCGCGCGCCCGTGCGTAGCGCTCAGCGGCGCGGCGCTGGCGCTCGTCCGTCTTCTTCGTCGAGCGCTTAGGCATCCGCGAGGAACTCCGGGTGCGCGGCGAGCCACTCAGCCACGACGATCTCGCGCGTGGTCGCCTGCTCGCAGTTGAACGGGACGTACTCTTCGCGGATCGCCCGGCAGAGGACCTCAGCCGCAGCGATCACTCGGTCGGTCGGCTGGGTTGGCTCGTCACCGCAGTTGTGTTCCTCGTCCAGGGCTTCGTAGATCCGCTCGAGGATCACGTCCGGGTTGAGGATGTAGTCGGCGTCGAGCTTTATGCGCTTGTAGCCGTACAGGGTGACCCGCTCGGGGAAGTTTTTCACCTGCTCCTCGCGGGAAAGCGGCACCCACTTGCCGTCGACGAACTTCGGCGGATCGCAGAAGCGGTCGAGCCAGTCCTCGATCGCCTCGTCATCGTCGTCGTGAGTCAGCGTTTCCGGTGAGTCGTCGCACGTCCAGAAGTCGATCGGCACGACCGCTTCGTCAGGCGTCGTCATTGGTCCCCTCCCTTCAGCGTCGGATCAAGTAGCAGCGCCACCTTGCACGGCCACGCCCCGTCATCGCAGAGGGGGCAGTAGTCGACGGGCTTTCCGTTCGTGACGTTCACGCTCGGTTCGGTGCCGTGAACCTCCAGTAGCGCCTTTCGCAGCGCGTCCCGCTCGGCCTCGACCTTCGCAAGCAATGCCGTGCACTTGTCGTGTACATCATCAGGAACTACCGCCACGGTCCCCTCCCTCCAGAGCAGCGCGAGATTCATCCCATGC